GATACAGGTCGCTGACACGAGCTTAGGAAACTCGTTAGTCATGGCTATCGCTTGGTTCTATGTTCTTTTACAGAGTCCTACTTGGGACGAACAGGATTTCAAACAACAATTTCTCCTATTGGGATTAGATATGAAACTTCGAATCAATCTTCCCCACACCTGTTCCTTCCTCAAAGGTATGTGGTATTATACAGACCACGGCTTGACTTGGGGTCCTCTTCCTTCACGTATCCTTAAGATGGGGAAGAGCCTCATTGATCCTCGTCTCATATATAAACAGAAAGATCTGACCATAGCCGCCACTCGTTTTCTCAGTGACGTGGCCGCTTCTTATCGAGGATTTCTTCAAGTTCCTTTCATCAAAGAGTTCGTTCAAAATTTCTACAATGAATCTTTCACAATCATTCACACTCCTCTTGAGCAGCATCAAGTGCACCATGAGGATCTGTCAAAACATCAATTGCTTCCTGAAGCTTTTGATCAGATCTGTTTGCGTTACGGATTTGATATTGATTTGTTGAGAGCCACATTGTCTTTGTTCCCCAAACGTCCTTTTGTGTTTTACTCCAGTCCGCTTTTTAGCCGCCTGGTTTCCGCTGACTATTGGTAAATTGTCGGTACGGGCTCGTCCATTATGAGGTGGCAGGACGAGAGAGGTTTCACTAACCTAGCGAATCTATCTATGTAAAACTTTTAAAATGCAAGCGCAACAAAACCGCAACCCTCAACAACGAAAACAACAAACTCCCAAGAAGAAGAAGACTAACCGTGCAAAGGCCAAACGCGAACCCATCGTTCGAGCTCCTGTCGCACAGAGTCGCATCAAAACCACCCCAGCCCCTCGCGTTGAACGTTCCAAAAACAACGGAGACGTCGTGATCCGCCACCGTGAATTCATTGGTGACATTCCAGGATCGGTAGCTTTTGCCGTTAACACTTACCCTGTTAACCCTGGCCTTAGCTCCACCTTTCCCTGGTTGTCCCAACAGGCTTCCCAGTACGAATCATATCGATTCCTCCGTCTGAATTTCGAATTCCAGAC